GGTCCCAGTCGGGTTCGCCGTGCTCGTCGCGTGGGACATCTGCGGCGGGGGTCAGGTCAGTCATGGTCGGGCTCCGGGTCTGCGTAGGTCTCCCCGTCCTTGGGCGTGTCGGCTAGCACTGCTGCTGCGGCCTCGGCTTCGATGAGGAGTTCGGTGACGGCTGCCGCCGTGTAGACGAGAACGCCATCGGGAGATGTTCGCCATACAGGGAGGTCGGCCAACAGGCCGCCGATGCGCTCACGCTCTGCTGCTGCGCCGTATCGAGGGCCAACGGCCGCCTCAACGGTGCGCTCATCACCGACCAAGAATAGGTGTTCCTTGTTTCGTAGGTGGGACACTTTCCCTACCTTCTGCCCGGACGGGTTGTGGATGCCAATCTGCGCACCGACGTACCGTTTGAAGTCCACCGCTATGTCTCGAACGTAGCCCTTCGGTTCGAGGAGCCTGACCAACGCATCCTGCGTGATGTACCCCTCGTTGTTGAACGACACGAGGATGTAGCGGGACTCGATTCCATCAAGCAGTCGTGCGAAAGCGTCGTGGAACTTCGGCTTTGAGTTGAAGATGCTGCGGTTCTCCCTTGTATCCACGCGCTTCATTGCGACGCCGTAGACCTCCGGCTTGTCATGGCGCATCAGCGATTCCCAGACGTGGTAGTTCCCGAAGTACGAGTGCTGGTTGTAGGGCGGGTCGACATATGTGAGGTCGACCTCTCGCGTGCCGCCGGACTGAACGAACTCGTGGGCATCCATCCGGACTGCCTTGCCATCGCCAGGAAGCAGCGCAGGCATCTGAAGCTCAAGAGGGTTCTTCGCACGGGGCGCCCATTGCTTCAGGTAGGCCATTTGGAGCCCTGTCGTCGAGTCCACAGCGTCTGCGGCGAGCATGAGGCTGACCAGCAGGATGGCTCGCTCATAGCGATTGGCAGGCAGCTCGTCGATGGCATCGCGAATGGCATCGATCCGCTCCCCATTGACTGGCTGGAAGTAGCGCGAGTCCTCGCAGAAGGTCTTCGTGTAATAGCCGCGGTATCCGGGCAGTGCGTTCAGTTCGTCAATCCAACTCTGGAGTCTCTCAAGGTCTAACTCGTCGCGGTCAGCCTCGATGGCTGAGAGTGCCAACTCGTACGAGTAGGTCGCGACGTCGTTGGCAACCACGAAGTTCCCCTGAGCCTTCAGGGCTTGGGCGACCCGCGTGGTTCCAGTGAACAAGTCACAGACCCGTTCAACATCCGGGAGCGCGCCCACGATGTTGGCAATCATCGGCACGAGGGTTCGTTTCGAGCCGATGTACTTGATGTGCTTGTTGCGCTTCACTGTTTCCTCCGTGAGCGTGTTGGTCCGGTACGGTACTGGGTGGGTAGCGAACTCAGAGCACCCGTATCGGGGGTCGTGGGTTCAGTCATCAGAGTCGGCCTCAACCAACCCGATATTATCGATGACCTCGTCAAAGTCAGCGTTACCACTGGCCCCTTCGTTGGCATAGTTCAGGATGTCGATGAAACGGCCAGCGTCTTCTTTGGTCATCTGCTTGAACGAGTTCTTGGTGGTAGCCAGGAAGGCTGCGGACTTGCGCTTCTTGTCCCAGCCTACGGTCTTGAGCAGAGCAAAGATCATCGAGCGTTGTTTGTCAGTGATGTCGGTAGTACCGACTACCTCGACAGGCTTGGCCTTAGCCTTGGTCTTCTTGGGACCGGGGTACAGGTCACGAGCAATACCCCACTGCACAGCTGCACGCTTGAAGGCGTCAGAGAAGTTGCCCTTCTCGGACTCGATCTTGGACTCAGTACCCACGTCTTGCTTCTCGACCCAGCCACTCGGACTGTCGCCACAGTAGATGCTGATGGTACACGTCAGGCTGTCGCCCACGCGGGTGAAATAGGATTGCCAGTTCTCAGGCCCAACGCTGTCGTCAAGGCGCTGCTGCACAAACCGTGCAGTGACGTAGTCAAGGGCTCCTGAACCACCCTTGCCGGGGATCTGCCCGATCTCTTCGGATGGTGTTGGGTCGCTAAGTTTAGCGATCTGTTTTGATGTAGCTGTCATGCGGTTTCTCCCAGTTCAGGCTTGCACAGTGTACGCCAGTTACAGTAGCGACACAGCCAGTAATCGTCAGGCATCTGCTCCGGCATGGTGTTTTCTTCGACGTGAGTGTTGAGGATATCGACCTCAGTCAGGAACGTACCCGACATGATGTCGCCCCAAGGGTCTACCTCAATCTCGAGGTGTACCCGGAGGTCATCCCGATCAATGTAGATGATACGAATGCCATCCATTAGATAGCCCATCGTCTGCAGCAGCATGTAGTAGATACGTGCCTGCTTGACGTGTTCAGGCTTAGGGCTCAGGAAGTTCAGGTCGGTGACCTTGCCGTAGGGCTTGGGCTTGAGGAACATCGCACCCTTGGTGCTGATGGACTTGTACTCCTGCAGCTCGTAGGTGGGCTGGATGAGCGCGGCGTTGATCTGCCCGGTGTCCGCGAAGCCCTCGCCGACAGGGAGCAGGCCGTCGCACGAGCCTTTGATCCCGTAGCCTGCGACCTTGACCTCGCTCAGGAAGCCTGGGTACTTGTCGTGCATCAGTCCTTGGACGATCTCATGGACTTCAGTGCCACGGGACATGATGCGGCTCATGTGGGGTGGGGTCTCGTCGGACTCAGGCACACCATTGTAGGAGTACACCGCTCGACGTTGACAGTCGTCAGCGAGGGAAGATGGATGCCATTCTCCGGCGTCACTCCCGCGTTCGCTTTGACGTTGTGCTTCCTTCTCAAGAATGGACTCGTCAATCAGATCTTGATAGATGACGCATCTCCTTTGCGTAGTTGCTCGCCAATAAGTATGACCGCCCGTGACATTTCTGTCAAGCGGACGGTCACTATCTTCGGGACTTAACTACTTAGCAGCACAAGTGCTTGCCGGAGAAGCTCCACAACGTTTTGTTCTTGTTCGACAGGGATACCGCCACCTGATCGACAGGCGTCTAGCTTGCCCATGACAATCTTCAGTTCGTCTTCGACATCCTGTAGCTCACGCTCTGTCTCGACCATGGCACTCCTCCAGGTAAGAATGCGGTTCTGCAGATCGAGGATCACAGCAGCGCGATCACGAGCGACCTGTGCGGCCTTGGTCTGGCTGCCGATCTTGAAACGTTCACAGATGTAGCGGCTCATCCACAGGTACTTCTTACCAAAGGCCCACATGTCTTTTGCCGGAACGCGCCTGACGTAGTCGCCCTTACTCTGTGGCTGCATCGGATCGATGACGGCCACGGTCCCCGTGCGCCAGTCACCTTCCCAATCAAAGAACAGTAACTCATGGCCCACATTGCCATTGACGTACTTGCGCAGTGGCGACTCGAGCCTGGTCCCGGCCACATCGCCTGCCATGGTAATGACGTAGTCGCCGCGCAAGGACTCTCGGATGTCCTTGCGCTCCTTGTTATAGATGTACTGCTTCTTCGTCATCTTCGTCGAGCCAAACGCCTGGAGGAAATACCCGACGTGAGTCTGGTTGTAGCCCTTGCGATTGGGCTCCCCGGTAAGCTTGCGCGCTTCTTCCAGGGCCTGCTGAATGCGGCGGTTGCCCCAGAGCTTTCCGGTGGAGTATGTGCAAGACTCCCCCATCGACATGAACATGACAGCCATACCCGTGCAGGCTGCACGACATAGCGTAAGAGGCGGGGCGAGCCTCTCACTGACCTGAAGCGAGCGATAGCGTTCTTTAGTTGCTGCCATTGCTTTTCTTCTGGAAGAAGTGCGTATAGATCTGATGAACGATGATAATGAGGGCACCCACAATGATCTCGCCAAATCCGGTCGTGAAGACCATGACGATAAGAGCAAGCGTGATGGCGATGCCACCGAACAGCGCGAGAATATCGCGAGGCTCGTCGATAAGGTCGTTCAAAGTTGGCACTCGGTTCTCTCCCTATATTTCGTTTCTACAAAGGCTTTGATAGAGGTTGAGGTTATAGAAGGTGGCCCACGCAGCGTCCCACTGCCACTGTCGCCCACCATCGACGCCATCTCTGAGGTTGGCCAAGAAACTTGTGGTGATAGCGGCATACGTAGCACAGTTGCCCCAACGTGTATCACCATAAATGTCCGCAGCGTCTGCCACCCAAAGGTCCCACTGCTCGGGGGTGACGGCAGTGATATCGTCCACAGCCCAAAGCGGAGCGAGTGCGTTCGTGATGACGTCAGCTTCGATGTCACCAGCATACACACGATGAATGGTTAGGTTGAGTAGAACAATGAGCGCCACAGCCGTGGCGATAGTAGCGACGACGGCAGTCCACCGACGATCATCCATCCTTGACCTCCAAGTCTACCGAGGAGAAGCCCTGCACGATAGCGGTTTTGTAAGCGTCAGGTGTGGCATGGATTTTACATCTCGGGTAGTGGAGCAGCTGACGCATCCTACCCCGCTTTTTATTCCAGATGGTGAAATCCACGATAGCGGGTTTGTCACAATCATGTTCCGGCACCACCACTTCTTCCTGCTTGCGCACGACCTTCTTGGCTTCAATCAGCCATGTACACTTCATCGGGGTATGCTTGGCACCATGGGGACTCCCTGCTCGAGCGGGTTCTCGTGGTCCCCAGGTTCGGTGTGGTGGTCACACGTGGGTACTTCAGCGTTGGGGAAACGGAGCTTGCCGTGGAACCCGCAGCCTCGCTCAGTCTTGCAGAGCGGGCAAGAGTACGGGGTGGCTCGCGGTTTGTCATTCACTTAGTCTCTCCCTCCACGATGCGGTCTGCACACAGTGTGTACCCAATCAAGTCTACGAGGTTGTCTCGCTTAGGACTGGCTGACTGACGGCTAAGTTTGACGGCGGTCATCAAAAGGGCGACGACATCGGGCGGGATATTAGGCAGGTAAAGTGGCTCATCGCGACCATCTTCAAAGGTCGGATGTGTAAGGCTCCAGCCTTCAGACTCGAGCCAACGACCGATGATAGATGCCATGATGCGACCAGTACACGTGAAGTCAGAAGATGGGTGACCGTATGCGGCCTGACGATCGCCGTAGACCAGGGCCGAAGCCTCGTCAGCGATGGTCTTAGGTGGTAACGCAGCAGTACGGCTGATCGGATCGGATGTCATGGGTATCTCTCTAGCGATGGATAGTACGGATGACTGGCTTGATGTGCTGGAAAATGTCACGCATCACGCGGACGTCTGCATCGCAGCGGTCCTGTACTTCGGCCAGCGCATCGGGGTCTCCAATGGCGGCGAGGCGGAAGGTGCGCCACTCCACGTCTGGCTTCTGGTTCGGAGTGTTCAACCACTTAGCTACGTTCTTGAGCTTGGCACTACCAACCTTCAGACCGTAGCGCCCACCGCGTGTTTTGAAGCACGGGTCGATGTACATCATGTCCCGCATCGGCTTCTCACCGTACTCGATGAGTTTGGCGTTCACGAACGGAAGATCGAACATCGTGCCGTACCAAGCACACAGTATGTCGTACTGCTCCAACGTGTCGCGAAGATTGATAACCAGTTCCCGATCGTCGAGGACGTTGCGCTGTTTGAAATCGAACTTCGTGGCGTTGGTTAGCCGACCAAAGTTGTCCACGATGGAATAGCACGTCATCTCATTGTTCCACGCACCCAGGCCAGACGACTCGATGTCGTAGAAGGCGATGTTGAAACCAACGAAGTCGCCTTCGGGCTGGGCGGGGACAGTGATGCTTTCTGGCTCAGGCGGGGAATTCTTTGTGGCTTCGATTTTCTCGAGAATACGTGCGTGACGATTGCGGACCATGTCTTTAGTGAGTGGCAAGCCCAGTAGGAAAGTCAATGCGCTGGCTCGAGCTTCCCATGTATCATCGGGTGTCTTGTCCACATACTGGTAGAGTTCGCGATCTAAGATGGGTGTCCAAGTTAGAGTCAAGGTTTGATCTCCCTTGTATGCTTATGGGCATTGATGATACCATATGAACAAGTGTGATGCCAAGTCAGAAACCACTACCTTCGAGACATACGGTGGCCCACGCAGATCGTGGGCCAGTCTCTCCCGGCTCTTAGACTATAGTCTAGGTCTTCTTACTCTTTCTACACAGGTTTAGTACAGACCACATCTGATAGATCCTATCTGTTCCATATGATCTGTTATAACTATTACTCTACGCGCACGCGCGAGGCTCAGGCGAGAAACCCCAAGCCAAGTATGGCAACGATAGCCCCGATCAACGAGCCGAAGGTGGCCGCCATAATGCGGCCTGCCTGAAACCATCTTTGTTTCTGAGCGCCTTCGGATCTGCGCTGTAACTCGATGTCTTCCAGGGTACGAACTCTTTGCTTCACGTCCTTGACGTCTTCTTTGGTTTCCAGCACGACATCGTAGACGATCTGGATGGTGGCTTCACCGTTGCTCATTCGCTGTACCCCTTCAAAATTTAACGCTAGAAGGCAGTGTCTGTAGAGTCGCGTGTGATTGCAGTGACGCTGTCAGCGAAGAGCGCGATGTCTACCACCATCTGGATTTCGGCTGATCCAGAGCCGGTCCACGAAGCGTCGGCCTCGGCTTGCATGGTCAATTGGTCTCCTGCCTTGAACTCATTGAGCCGCCAACCCATGTCCTCGTTACCATTGAAGTTGGCTCGAGCGGTCTTGCCTTTCTGGGTGCCTGAGACCTGGGGCTGTACACCGAACGCAGCGTCATCTTCAAACCGTAACTCTCGACTCCCATCCGTGGGGTTCCAGGCATTGACGAAGTGATTGATCCCGCCAGTAGTGTTGGTGATACCAGTGCCGTGCGTGGCTGTGATGTTATCGACGTACCCAGCACGAGGCGCGAAATATTCATGAGCGGCGCCATCGATAAAGTTGAGATGTTTGATTTCTTGTCTCGTTTCGGAAACCGGAGTGACTGAAGGGGAGAACCCCATCATCGTATGATATGAACGAACGGGCTCGAGAAGCGAAGTGAACTTGACAATGAACTCACGGTCTTGGTCGTCAAAGTCCTCTGTAGGCGAACCAATCAGGAAAGCGTACTCATAGAAAGCAGCGTCGATGTCGTCGGTGGTCTGAGGCGTACGATAAATTCGACCCGCTATGTCTACGTCAGCTTCCGGCTTGAAGTCGGGGTCTGTCTTGAGATCACGTGTGCCGTCAGGATAGATCATATACTTCAACAAGGTGGTCTGTGCATCTAGCACATCACCTGATCCGGTTTCAGCCTCGATATACCAACTCGGCCACATTTGATGGAGGTCGTTCATCTGCGTGTGTACGCGCTGTCTGATCCCAACGTAGTAGCCGTCCTGCCACGGCGTGCCGACTGATGCTGGGATGGTGATCTTGAGCTGTTTGTTCCCAGTCCCGCCAGGAGTGGCTTCCCAAACCATGGTGAAATCATCAACGTCATGGGCACCGCCAGAGTCGCGATCCCAGAGGAATTTCTCCCAACCAGGAAGTCGGTTAGTTGTGTTGTTGATTTCAGAGTCGAGGCCATCGGGAGGGCCTGCGAGGAAGCGATCATTGATGAACCCACCCCGAATGTAGGACTGTAGATAAATCGGCCAATACTGTTCCTCGGTCACGCCGCCCGTTTGAAGAACAAACCCGTCAGTCTCAGACAGAACCTCTTCCTGACGTTGGCCAGAGAACGGCCCGCGTTGCGTCATCTGGAATAGGCGGTCGATCTCTTGTTGTCGTGCTCCTGGTGAGATATCTCCAGTCTGGATATTCTTAGGCATGCTCATAATTAGCTCCCTGCTCTATCAGCGAAGATCGGCTGGACAAATTCCATACCGTTAATTACAACAACTTGTTCGCCCTCGAGAAACATCAGTTTGTCAATCTGTGTCATGCCTCGATCGATTTTTACTTTCATACGATCGCCAAGCTCGTACCCTGACGCACTCGCACGCATGGGTAAGAGGGCAGTGTCGTCGGGAAAGAGGCGCAACCGAATATTGATATCCTCACGCCTGGCCTTGGCCGATCGACGCTTCATCACTCGAGTCAGCTCAGCCTCGTCACGCACCCAGTTGAAGTGGATGGGCTCTTGGCGACGCCCAAAGGCGAGGCTGCCCGTGGCACCTGTGGTGGTGTGTTGGCTGATGCGGAATAGTTGGTCTCTGGCCCCTGACGCAACAGACTTCACGTCGTTACGGACGAGGATGGGAACCAAGCGATCCGTGAAGCCTTGGACGTTCGCCGGGTACTGCAGGACTGGCGAGTCCAGGTCAGTGCCATTGTCTTTCCAGAAGTTAAACGTCAACGTATGGGCCGTGGTCGTCGGGTAGTCTAACTCGAAATAGCACACGTTGGTGGTGTCAGAAACGGCCAAAGCTACCAACTCTTTGAACGCATGGAGCAGGCGTTTGTAGTAAATCTTGTAGCTTTCTAGTGTGATATCCGTGGAGCCATTAGAGGTTGTGACGGGAGCCTGGATCGTGCCAGTCGCAGCAAACTGTAGTTGGCTGTTGGTGATGCCGGACTGTGCCAGTGCCCACAGGTCATTGATGGGACGGCCAGTGGCACCAGCCACTTTTGCGCTTTCCCATGTCTGGTTCCAGAGACTTAGCAGGTGGTAGAACACACTCTCGTAGCCATAGGCATACAAGATCACATCTTCACCAGTGGCGTCGTGCTCGGCCAGAATACCACGCCACACGCATTCGCCGTCGCGGAAGATCTTCACGTGGCCGACACCCTCAAGCGCACGGATCGTAGAGCCTGAGTAGACGTCGTCTTGGTTGATCGTGAAGAACGCTTCACCGATGTCGTTCAGGTAGTAAGCATAGCCAATGTTCTTGGCGTTCTCGAATTCAGCGGCTAGGGCTAGTGGGCCGAAGTCGTTCCCGCTCCCGGTGTCTGCCGTCCACAGCTGGACTCGATACTCAGCCACTACGAGGCCAGTGTCTCATACCACGTCGTGACGTGGGTGGCAGTATTGGTGGTGTTCGTCCACGTATAGGTTAGGGTGCTGCTACCAGCGGGCGGCACGATGGGCCAATCCCCACTTACCACAATGGCCATAGTGAGCACGCCGTCCACGTACGCCTTACGGTCTCGACAGTTGAGTGTGATGGCTTCGGTGCCACTGTACCCGGACATGTCTAGGACTAACGCAGTTGGTACGTATGTCGCGTCTCCCGTAACGGTGAGCGTGAGTGTGGCTGAACCAGCGCCAGTGTCCATGGAGAAGGTTAGTTGTGGCCACGTTGGCACGGTACCCCAGAGTTGAACGATGTCTGCTTGGGTAGTCCCTGTGCTTGTGCTCGAGGTCCGCGCTGTCGCACGCCCACCGTCTAGCAGCAACCAGCTGAGGTCAAGTGATGCGCCATAGCCGGACTGTGTGGCCGAGATGAGTGGGTCCGGCAACGATAGGGGCGCGACCTGGTACTCAAGCTCGATGGAGTCATCAGGGAAAACGGCCTCGAGGTTAGTGTCACGACTGGCATCGTTCATTCTCGTGAATTGCAGGGGCTGCGATTTAGCGGACCATGGGTCTGTCCACACTGGTCGTCCATTAGGTACTGGCCATTGGTCTGTCTGCGCCCACTGGAGGTCAAGCGGAGAGAAGTCTGTTTGGATAGCCTCAAGTTCTGCACCAAGCTCGCTGAGCGTTTCCGTGCGCACAATGGCCCTGATATTCAGCACACGACTGCCGATCCTTGGGTTGTAGTACTCAATGCCCCCACCGTGTTTAGCGATCTCCGCATGCATTTCTGACTGGAAGTTGATGGGCGTATTGAAGCCGACAGTTTCCGTAAAAATGCCGAAGGGCAGTTCCTCAATCCCGCTGACATCTTGTGTAAATGCCTTGTTGTAGTCGCGCCCTCGCCATGTGATGGGCAGACGGCTATCTTCAAGGTTGTCTGTCAGATCCTTGCCGTCGAAGATGAAGATCACTAGATGCGTGCCTCCACGGGGACTTGCCAAACCTTAATGCCAGCCCACTCGTCTTCGGCCTGTACGTCGGCCTCGTTTACCATCTGGATTAGTTCATTGACGCTGATGTTCTCAACCTGGTTATGCACCTGCCACTGCCGGAACTGCGCTCTGTTGCTCACCATGCGCCGAAGTGCTTCGCCACGTGCTAGTGCGAGGACCAGGGTCACGTAGTCGTCAGGGATCGCTAGAGCCTGGCTGGCGGCTGTTGCTGGTAAGGTGTACCGCCCATAACCCAAGATGCGCAATGTGCCAAGCTGGTCTACAATCCGTGGGGATACATGCAGTTTGGCTGTGCCGCTGACGAGGGACCCGGTGACTTCCCATCCTAGGATTTCACCCATCTCATTGCTTGCGGTGTCGATCATGTCGATGCGATTGACGTGGGTGATACCTGCGTCGATAGCATAGAAGTATGTGTCCGCTACAAGCGTGATTTTTTGTGCAGCGGCGTCTGGATCGAGGGGTCTATTGACCCGTTGGTTTAGTCGGCGCACAGCCCACGTGAGGAGATCATCCTTCTCGCCAGCGTCCCAGACATCGTCGTCGGTGTCGGCTAGCTGCGTACGGAGTCGTGCGCGCATGTCCTCGAGGGCGTTGGCCATCAGGTGCTCCTATGCTATAGTGAGGAGTGTACGTTGCGTATCCCCAAAAAACGCAACAGTGGTAGCAGGGGCGGGCCGGGAGGAACCCGCCCCCACTTTCAAAGTCTAGGTTTCAGCAGTGATCGCGGCAGGCGTAAGACCGATTGGGATCATGAGCACTGTGGGTGCCCCTGTGACCCAGTCAATGCCAACACCACCGAGTCCAGTGGCGGATGTATCACGGCCGAGTCGGATCAGGGTCGGACCCTCATAAGGGCCGAACTTGAATAGACCGACTTCGGTAGTCGCGGGCTCCACGCCAGCGGCGTTCAAAGCACCAGCCGTAAGGACAGTGCCCGTCACATCGTTAGCAGAAGCAAGCAGACCCGTGTTGGGCACCTTGTTTGTGCCATCAGCAGTCCATGACGCGCCACCGTCGTGGGAGATTTCGACGCAGTCAACACCTGCGGTGCCAGCTGTGCCGTCATTGATCTGCCAAATCAAGACACGCAACGCGCCCGTGATGTCGTAGGTCTGTGTCGCCACAGACCCGTCAAGATCGTCAGCCGTGGCCAACGTGACGGGGATGCCGATAGGGCAAACGAGACTTCGACGCTTAATTGCAACCATTAGTTTTCTCCTACCCTCTTGGGGCTATTGGTTCCCCTGAACCGTACAGATTTGTACGGTTCAGGGGGATAAAATTACAGCGCGCGAGCTGCGGACTCCACTCGGTAGTAGAAACCGTTATTCAGCGGTGCCACACCGAAGTTCATCTTCCAGCCGACCTCTTCCATCTGGGCCAGGGGGTCACTGTGATCCCCACCCGGAGCGACGTGATACGTCTTGAAGGTCTGCAGTTCACCGGCTCCCCAACCCTTGATGTTGCCAACAGCGAGGCTGCCGTAAACAGTCGTGGTGCTAGAGAACGTCGGAGCCGTATCAGACTCGATAATACGGAAGCCGTTGAAGGTGCCAATCTCACCAGAGATCAGGTCCCGACGACCAGCGTCCGTGTACTTCGCGATTTCTGTCCAGCCAACAGAGGCCGTGACATCGTAGCGAAGGTCATGGGCCACGTTGTTGCCAACGTACAGACGGTAATAGCCGTCTGGGAACAACGGAATGTTCCCGGCCTTCATTGTCGAGCGCAGACGGATAAGGTCCTTGCCTGTCAGGTACTCGGTCGAGCCGAGATCTGAACGGGCTGCGTTCGTGGTGACCAGGTCGCCCTGAATGTACGCTGTACCACCAAGGAAAATGGTGTCACGAGTAATCGTGTCCATGACTTCACGAGCGGTGCGCGCGACACGCTCACTGGCGATAGCGACAACGTCGCCTGGGGCCTTAACCTTCGCGATATCCGTGATGTCAACCAGATCGCCGTACTGGGCGGTGCTGACTGTCACTGTGGTCATCGTGATGGCACGGGCTGTGGGTGCATCACCCTCAGTGAGGGGTGTTTGCGGGGTTGTACTTGACAGGTCAGGGAACTTGAGGAACGTCAGCATGTCACTGGCCGCGTCGAAGCGGCCCTGCTCGGCTAGACCGGGGTTAGCCCAGACTAGGTTGTTACGCAAGTTCTCGAGCACCTTCGACTGAACAGTGAAGGTAATCGCAGCCTGAAAAGCAGAAGCAGAGGTTTCTGCCATGGTTTAATCCTTTGGGTTATCAGTCATGTCCAGGCCAGTGATCTCCAAACGCCTTAATGATGCGGTTCGCTTTGTCGGCGTCCATACCATTGGCGTCTAGTGATGGCTGAGATGGAGCTTGGTTTGGGTCCACAGGCGGGGTCGGAGCAGCAGGCGGCGTGGTCTCGCCCTCTACAGGGGGCACTGGGGCTGCAGAAGCCGGTGCCGTGTTGAGGATGTCGTTGACCATTCTGAGCTGTTCCTCTGCCGTGGATGCGGCCTGGAGCTTCTCGAACACGGGATACGCATTTGGGTAGATCTGGGCTGCCTGCAGTGCGGCCGTCTTGGCACGCTCTGCGTTAAGGGCCTCTTGGAGACCCTGGTTTGCCTCGTTGGCGATCTCGTCTTCGTCCATATTGGACTGACGAAGCTGCGTTTCGAGGGCGTTGATCTTCGTATCATATGCAGACTGGAGTCCTGGGATACGAGTATCGATAGCCTTGCTCACGATCTCGGCAATCTGCTCAGCACTGAGAGCTGCGGGCGTTTCTGCTGGCGCTGCTTCCTGGCCTTCAGGGATGTCGTTCTCTGGCATGGTTTCCTTTCCTAAAGTGGTGGTAACTCTTGGCCGAATTCTTCAAAGATATCGGTGACGAGTCTGTAAGTGAAGAATGGGCCTACCTGCATACTCCGAATGGCGAAGTTCCAGGGAGTGGTTGGGTAGTTCTTGTCACGCTTTGTGACTCCCATGTGGGCACCGATCCAGTTGGACGAAAAACGACCGGGACGGCTCATGTAAACTCCGACGTCTTCTACTGGCGCAACAGGTAGCACGAACATTCCCATCTGCCACGCGGCAGGGTGCTCCTCAAACCACGCACGGTATTCTTCGTCGTTTTCGATGTAGTAACTGTGCCCCTTGGACAGAGCGTAGAGCATCGCCGTCCCACCCCAGTTGGTGTTCCTGCCAAACTGACGCTTGAACATGAAATCAGCGAGTTGCTTGTAAACCTTGAGCTGGTAACTTACCGGCCACCACAACAATGGACTGTTGGCTAGGCGCTCGAGGTTGGCACGATTGACGTTGCCATGGAAGACATGGGAGATGTCCTTGAACAGATCCTGCGTTTGTGGGACAACGACATCTATCATCTCACGCATGAACTTCTGCTCGGCCTTTGAAAGACCCATTGCGGCAAGTTCTTCCATGTACGTGGCACGCACGCCTACTTCGTCAAATTTACCGATCTGTGCGAGCATGCCATCAGCGAGATCGTCCATGGTCCCACCGTGGTCCTTGAGAAGGCTTCGCATTTCTGGTCGGGTACCAAAGTCTTTGCGGATCAAGTCTCGCACCATCTCTGGAGCTTCTTGGTCGAACACTGAGTTGCGGAATGCAGACGCAGAGCGTGGGTCCATCTGGCCAGCACTTGCTACATCATGTTTCATCGCTCCTGTGGAACTAGGCTGGAAGTCTCCAACCTCCTTGAGTTCTGACCCGATGAAGTCCCTGTTGTCGGCTAGACCCTCGAGTGTCTTTGACTTGTTAACAAACTCTGCCTGCCCAGTGGCACTAATCTGAGTCTTGCGCTGAGACTTTTTACCTGCAGTAAACCCGCCTCGAACAGTGGCCAAGATTTCAGACTCGAACCAGTTCAAGGCAAACCAACGTGGATCAGCAAGGAAGCGCAACCAATGGTAAGACATCTTAGTAGTGTTGATACCCTTGCGAATAGAACGAGCGATTTCACCACTCGTAGTTCCACGATTGCCACGACCGTACATATACTCGACCATGCGGTTAAGGTTGCCTTCCCCGTCCTTGGCCGGGAACTTCTTGCTCAGGTTACGGTAGAAACGAGAGGCTGAACGCTGTAACATTTCCGCTGCGGTGTCACCACCCTTGGCGATGCTGGCCATGATCTCTGGTCCGTATACCTCGTTGGCAAATCCCTCGATGATGTCGTCGGGAATAAACTGCGGAGATCGATGTCGTCGAACGCCAGCCTGCTCGCGTAGAATGCCTGTCCCAAAAATACCAGAGAGTTCTTCATCGTAATACTTGCCAACCATGCGAGTAAATTTATTGTTCTGCTTAACAGAAGCTCCATGTGCTAAGAACTGGTTGTGGACTTCGGCTTTTGTCTCTCGAGTCAGTCTCTTCGAGTACACAGGGTTAAAGAATGAGTCAGTGAAGTGCGTTACTGGGTTGCCAACGTGCTGGTCCCAGAACGTTTCCATCGCCTGCTTGCCACCCATGAATTCACGGAACGCCTGACCCTGGCCCTCGAACCACGGGGTGCCACCCTTTGGTAGCACTCCAAGGGTGTAGTTCGGATCGACCTTCTTGATGGCTGTCTCGAGCACTCTGAGCTTGGCCGCTTCAGCCGATGGCAAACCGGCCATGCTATCGAGGATGGACTGATCCATATTGGGTACGAAACTCCGTACCTGTTCTTCGGACTGCCGGAGATACGTCACACGCAACGGGTCCATCGTGCCTTCGATTGCAGCCTGTTCAGTTGACAATGCTCGCTCTCCCGGCTTCATCGCGCTAGCACCTGCACCACGTGGGTTGCCACGGCCCATCTCTAGGGCACGTAGCGTGGCAGCATCGTATGGCGCGTCCTTGGCCATCTGTTCGAGAACAGGTAGGTCATTCATGGAGTACATGTCTACCGCTGCACGCTCTACTGCTGCTGCACGGTAGGTCGAACCCGGCTCATGGAACTGTCTTCGCCATTGCGTTGCTTGTGCTTGACCAGATGGCGCGGACATCTCTCTCAACTCTTCATAGATCTTCGTAATTCCACCCTGCTGCCGTGGTGGAATGATGCGAGCACGGTTGTTTGGTATATCACCAATTAAGTCACGGAACAGAAATACTACGGAGTCGTCACCGGGGGTACGGCCGAAGGCGCGGAAGCCGTGGTGTCCAAGGTCGTTGATGGTGGCTCGGCCTGCTGCGGTACCGTACTCAACGGCTGCCCAGGAAGCGTGGGCTGCGGACTCAGAGAGGAGATCCCCCCATTCTTGGCTAATGTTGCGTCCGGCGGAGCCAGGGTTGCGCCAGAGTCGGAGTTCGCCAGACTTGGTGACGATGCTTCCAACGTGTCCTCCCTTAATGGCTCGGACAGTGCTTCCTGTGGGGAACTGGAAGGCTGCTGCTTTGTCTGCGTCTGCGAAGGCGCTTTTGCGTCGTCCAAGGGCTGCTCCTCTGGCTTCGCCCTCCACGATGAATTCGTCCGTGCGGCTGCGAGCATGTCTCCAACGGCTGTTGTCGTAATTTGATCTTCGTCCAGTGCCCTCGAGGAGTTGACCACTACCTCCGTCCTCCCTGGCCGTACCGGCACCTGGGCTCCCTTCTGATCCTCGCTGTCCCGTGCGGTATCGAGGAGGTACTCCTGCATCTCCGCGAAGGTCACTGGGGGATACAACTCGTCCTTCAAGTTCGGCAAGCTGTCTGTCAGCAATCGCGTATTTACGGCTTCCTGCGAAGCCTCGTTGGGCGTCTTGTTCGATTGAGGCGATGGTGACAACGTCTTGGTCTCCGGCATGTTTGTTCAGCTTCTTTCTGACCACGTCGGTGACATGGACCGGGGACATCACGTATCCCCGTTCATTCTTCACGGCCTTAGTGATAGACGCCAGACTTGCGTCCAGGTGCTGCGTAACGTTCTTAGCAGTAGCGTTGTTCTTGACGATGACGCTGACACTCGTGGGGTTAAATGTCACGCGATCACCAAACTTCACACGGAGCATACTACCTAATTCATTAAACTCAGACGGGGCCAGACGCTTTGGGATAGTCCACTCAAACTGTGTGGCATTACGGGTTAGCTGCAAGTCGGCAAGTTCTGCCTTACCTTGGACAACGACCTGATGGAACTCTACGCCAGGAGGGGCATGCTTGAGAGTAAGGGCTGCTCCTTCGAGGCCCTGTTGGTAGCCTGCAGGACCGGAGTAACGCATGCGGATGGCAGGCTGCAAGGTCTTGCCGACAACCTGAATGATCTCTGATGCATCGTCAATCAAATAGCCAACCTGCCCAAGTGCGATTGGATATTCTGTGCCTACATGTGCAGGATTGGCCAATGCTTCGCTGACACTGGTGGCGTCATATCCAACAGTCTCTGAACCAGAACGAACCTGGGTCGGCATTCGTACTTCCATGCCATTGCGATTTCCGAAGTCCTCACGTGGTCTGCCGTGTACGTCGATGAATTTGTTCTGTTGTTTGACGTTCTGCTTAGTGATTTCTGCGTCAGCAGCCCACGCCAGCTCACCTGCAGCGATTTCGCGTGCGGGGACGACGAACCCTTGCTCAAGCCCATCCTTCTGTAGGATCTTCAGGTCTGCTAAGAGTCGAGCAGCATCGGCCGTTCCAGGATCTCTGATTTTGAAGTGAGACAGTAAGCGCCCACCCGTAAGGTTAAAGTCTGCGGCGAAAATTGCTTCTTCAGCGAACAGCATCTCATTGACCATATTATTGGTAATGGGGATGTTGTCACGTCCGTACCGTTCGACTTGTAAAATCACGTCGTCAACGAACTCAGCCGTAACTGCGTCAAGTCGCAACTTCGGCGCAAACCCATCGAGTCCACCAATCCGTTTCATCTCAAATTGGATCGACTCAAACCGCTTCCAGTTTTCGAGAGAATGGCGACCATCAAATACGGCACGACGTTGAGTATCACCAACGGCCTTAGAGAACGCACCACCAGACATCGTGCCGCCTGTGAAGAACGTACTCTCCATACTCTCGCGCAGGTGCTGTACCGTAATGGTATTCAACTCGAGTTTCTTCATAATGCGCTGCTTGGAATACGTCAGTTCTGTTCTAATTGCCGCACCAAGTTCAGTACGGCTACTGCCCCAATGACGGAACTTCGCAGGATCAATCTTGAGATTAACGATATTAAGAGCGTACTCTTCAGCAGCACGAAGTGCCTGGAACCAGAACCTGTCAATAGACTCTTTACCGAATTCTTTTTCGATAGCCGACTTCTGTTGGGCGAATGACTTTCCCTTTAATTCGGGCATAGTCTCAGCATGCATCTTAACGAGTTCTTTTTGGTACCTAGTGATGTTGCGTCCAATGATAGGCACATTAGGTTTTCGAGCGGTGCTATAGCCAGAACGTAGCGCGGAAAGTCCAGCCTGTGGTGTCGGCATCACAAACATACTGGCGAGGATGAAGAATTCATTATGACTCAGAGGGCGGCTTTCTGAGATAGCGCGGAATGCTCCGTACGCCTCTTTAAGGATCGGGATATCAGGCTGTCGCTCTTCGAGTTCGTTCATGCCCATCGTCAAAGCGAGCGCACCAACGCCGGTTTTCACATAGCCCCTACCAACCCGGCCTGCCGCCTGGGCTGCGAGCATACCCCAAGCGCCGAACCCTTCATAAGGGATGCCCTCCAGTTTCCCAGTTGAAGCCACCACCCGTGGAGATAAAATCTTACCAACGGATGGCTGCCTAGTAATAACGTTGCCCCTGCGTGCGGCTTGCAAGGCGATGCCGACCCCGCGTGGGAGTGCGTTAACAGCTGCGCCTGCACCAAAGAACGCAATGTTCGTGGGGTTAGCGCCTACGCGGAACGCAAGGTCAGTTAGTGGATCTGTGGAGATACTCACACCAGCACTTGTACCAAGATCAAAGTCTGTGAGTTCGCCGCTTAGAACCTGGGCTTGCTGTTCATACGTGAAATGGAATTCATCATTCATCCACTTCTTGTAGTCCCTGCCAGTCTTAATCCAGTCAGGCAAACCAGAACGATATTGGTCATACATCGCTGTTTCGATGCCAGCGATAACATCTCCGGTAGTTACACCTTCCACGAAACCCTTGAGCAAATTCGTAGCAGCGTGGGGGTTCAGGAGATTAGCGACAGTGCCCTTGGCATAGTCTAAATCTCCAGCAATGGTGTCGCGATCGATGAGGGCGTCCTCGCCATTTTTCTCGATCTCTTTGACAGCTCGAGAGAACCGACTGTTCATCGGTGCAGCTACGAGGTTGTCGATCTCCGTGAACACGTCGCCAGAGAGGTCTACAAGCGGCTTGCCAACAGCGCCAACGACATCAACGCCGCCCTGCGCCACGTCGCCAAGGAATGGGATGCCCCTGACAAAGTCGCCCATGTTGTCCACGAGGTCCTTGTTCTGTGGGGTCTGTCCTTCCTCTGCAGGGAACACTCGATGGTTGACTTCATTCAATGCCCATCCAGCAGCAGCAGGAAGAATTTCCACGGCTCGCGCGGGGATCTCGAAAAGATTTTCTAAATGTTCCGCTCCACCACCACCAAGATCAGTGAAGCCCCCGCGTTCTCCAATAACGGGCGCTTCCCAAAATGAGCGTTCTCCAGCCTGTCGATACCCTTGCGGAAATTCGTCCTTGTCCGACGAAGAAGACGAACGTCCATACACTGGCTTTGCAAGCTGGGAGTAAATTTGTGAGCGAGCCGTAGGGTCCGCGTCGGGTCTGAAGAACGACATTTATAGCATCTTCAAAGACTTGTTGGTGCTGGGCGAATTAAATGTGGGCTTCGGCTTGGGAGGTTTGTAAGTCTCAGGTTTCACAGGCGCCGGACCTGGTTCTGGGCTTGGGCCAGGATCTGCAACCTCAAACGGCTCAAGGTTGGGAGAGGCGATCTTCTGCAAACGGCTCAAGGTTGGGAGAGGCGATAGGTCTGGGAGCCCTGGACCAGTGGTGCTGTCAGTAGTGACAAATCCTTCTGGCGCGGGGATATTGAATTGCGATTGCTTCGCTTGTTCAATACCAGATGTAATACCAAATTGGTGGAAGGGCAGGATTTGGCCTACTAGCGAACTGGCGTCAGTGTTGAAGTTATATTTCTCGTCAGCCGCAGCGTAACGTGCAGCATCCGCTTTTTCAGCACGCTGTGCGGCTAGGATCTGCCACGTGAGGTCACGCGCGCCGGTAAATTG